AGTATTCCATACTCGGTGACACCGGCCTTGGGATCAATGCGGCAACCGGAGACGACAACTCCTCCGATGTTGAGATTGGCCTGCGCCGGTGAAAACCTGACGGTTTGGTATTCCCCGCCGCCGAAATAGCTGCCGGACGCATACAGTCCGTCGCACGCTCGGACCAGCAACGTGTCCTCAGCCCCGAGACCGGAAGGACGGAAGTTGCAGCCCTGGAAGAAGATCGAATTCGGCTCATGGTAGTACAGGCCGTCTGCTGCATCGAGCACCGCATTGGGATTGGTTGACACGATTTCCCGCCGATCCACAACGCAACAAGCTGAATCGGATTGCAACGCTGTGTTATTGGCCCCCTGGGTAATATCCACGGAGGCAACTATGACCGTGCTGGGGTTGCCAAGGAGTACCAATCCCCGCCAGAATCCGTCGATATATACGTTGGAAACCAGAGAGTGTCCGTAGGCATCCACAAGGATTCCGATTCCAGATGTCGGGTTGCCCGCAGAGCATTCGACCGTCAAATCCTGTACAAACGCCCTGTAACCCCACTGCGTAATGGGGTTGGGGCGCTGGATTATCACGGCGGTGATGTCCGTTGTCGCCAGGATGCGCGTGGCACCAAGACCAGCACCACGCAAACCTACGTAATTGGCGCTGATCCTCAGAGGCGCACTGATAAGATACGTTCCGTCGGGAAGCCATACGCATCCACGGCCAGCCGCTTCCGCTGCATTGATGGCCGCCTGGATGGCCTCCGTGTCGTCGGTCACACCGTCGCCCTTTGCGCCGAAATGGGCCGCCGAAAACCTGTAATCATCAGTTTCATCCAGATCGATGATGTCCTCGGCGTAATGGATATGTGTTTTCCCTGCCACCAGTCCGGATAATTCGCCGCCCAATGTCTTTGCCCTGAGATCGGTCACGGTCCCGTCTGCGGCGATCTCCGCGATCTTCTGCCCGTAGTGGTTGTCGTTGACCCCGTCCTGGTAATCGCCGGGGTCGGCGTAGACGATGGAGGCCACGGCCACCCGGTCGGACCCTTGCGGCTGGAGCGCGACATCGAGGAATACTTCGGCGGGGAGGTCCGGGGCGATGGTCTGTTCAAGGTCGAGCGAGATGCGCACGCCTTCGACGTAGGCCGTGCCGGGCTGCACCTTGAACGTGCCCCCGTCGTTGACGACCAGGTAGGCGTCCCCGAAGAAGCACGCCCCTCCGTATATGTCCATGTTGGACAGCCGCTCCCGCTCGTCGATGCCCTTGAGTCGGGCGGTGAAGTCGATCTGCCAGGTGGACGCCTCGACCGTGATGGCGGTCACGTCCTGGATGCCGGAGTATTCCAGCATGAAATTCCTGGTGATGGCGTTGCCCATGGTGGGATGGGCCGTTGCCCATTTCGACAGGGTCGGCAGGTAGGTGATGGCGATGACGGTATCGTCCGCCGAGCTGTACAGCCCGACCCAATTGAAGTCGAAGTCGCCGATGTCGGAGGTCAACAGCATGGAGAACACGACCTGGTTGGGGTTGATGTACCCCTTCCCCTCCGCCGGGATGGTGTACTCGTAGACGATGTCCCCGGCGTCGGGCATGCCCTCGGTGCGGTCCACTGCGACAGCCGGATCAACGCCGTCCACGTTGGCGAGGATGAACTTGTCGATGACCAGCCCGGCTTCCTGGTTCTGCTTCAGGGCGATGAGGGCCTCGCCCGCGTTGGTGATTGCGCTGCTCATGGTGGCTCCTTACAGCTTGGCGGCGATGACCGCAGAGTCGTTGTTGAATTCGTTCAGGCGCGGGCCGATGACCAACGGCGGCACGGTCGCGCAAATCGTCTGGTAGTCGTTGTCGAAGGTTTCCAGCCTCGCGGCGATGGTCAGGGGGGTGATGATGGTCCACTCGTACCGGCGGCAGGTCCGCCCGTAGTGCTGGATGAGAACCTGCAGGAGGTCCTGGTTGTCGGCGAGCTGGGTGTCGGAGAGGTGGATGGCCAGCACGTCCCAATCGCGCCCGTCCATGCGCTCCTCGACCTCGACGTACCCGACGCCGAGGCGCTGGAATATCCGCTTGAATCCTTCCACGGACCCCGCGTCCCTGGCGTTGACATAGGCGTACTTCACGCGCTTGCGGAAGAGGTCGAGCGATTCGCCGTCGAACCTGCCTATGTCCCGCTGCCAGGCAACCAGGTTGAGGACCGATTCCGAGCAGGTTTCGGGGTCCATCTGGCTCACCGGCCACACGGCCCAGCCCATGAGCAGGCCGAACCATCTGCGGGCGGCCTCGGCGAGCTTCTTCAGCTCCGGGCCGGACATCCAGAACGGCAGGGATACGGTGGGGGTGGTTTCGTCGGCCATTTATGCCCCCAAGGTCACGGTCAGGGTTCCGAGGACGGGCAGCTCCATTTCGGACACGATGTCGCCCGTGCGGTCGAACTCGACGGACAACAGTTTCGGCAGAGCCGCGTGGAGGTCCTTGTCGAGTTGCGAAAGCGAGAACCTGGACCACGGCCAGGTCTGTGTCATGTCGAAGTCGGTGTTCTCCCTGAAGGCGCAGCGGACCCGGTCCTCCACATCCTGCAGGAGCGCGGCTTCTTCCTCCTCGGTCAGGTTGGGGATGGGGTAGACGGTGATTCCGAGGTCGTGTTGCGTCTCCGGCATGGGATAGCAGACCATGTCGTCGCCGTGGCCGTGGTTCCCGGAGTCGCGGACGTACACATTGATGTTGTCCACGAACTCCTGGGGGGGCGCGCCGGTGCCGAGCATGATAAAGCAGTTCGCCGTCCCAGGCCCGCGCGGTCCGTCATGCTCGAAGAAGAGGTAGTCGGTACGGATGCCCGCGTATTCGGCGATGATGGCCGTGTACGCAGCGTCGTGGTGGTATTGCCCCACGGCGCTGAACTGGTTCCGTGCGCGCAGTCGGAGTTCCTCGTCGGACTCTTCGTCCGAGCCGGGGGTGACCAGCCAATCGGAGAGGTTGGAGACCGACGCCACGGCGGGGTTGGGCTCGGCCAGGATGGAGTAGTATCCGGGGCCGAGATTGTAGGCCGCGCCGACCTGCTCCGCCTCGACCGGCACGGTGAAGGTCAGGGTCCCGTCCGGGCAGGTCGTGGCGGCGGTCACAACGACGCGGTAGATGTACCCGTCCAGGGTCGGGCTTTCGATCACCGCCCCGGCCTGGATCGTCAGCTCCCCGGCGGATGTCCTGCGGGTAACGGTGACGACCCCGGCGGCCTTGGTGCTGGCCTTGCGGGTCAGGTCAACCCCCCAGGCGTAGACGTCGAGCCACGTCCCCCCAGCGTACTGGAGAAACAGGTTGGGCAGGGCCGTATTGACCAGCAGGGAAACGAGCTGCTTGCACGGCTCGGTGACGATGGCCGTGATGAGTCGCCAGAACGGACTCCAGGCGGAGTCGTTGGTGATGAGGCTGCCTTCGTCCTCGTTGATCTGCTTCCACTGCGCCTCCATCTCCGCTTCGGTGGTGGGGACGCCCGCTTCCTTCAGCATGCCCTCGAACAGTTCCTGGCTCATGCGATCTCCATGGATGCGTAGATGGGGCCGTATTCTACGGTTTCAGCTTGCAGGTAGAAGACGCCCAGAGACGTCTCGGTTATCCGGCAGGTGCCGGGGACTATCCGCTCGTCGTTGTCCACCTCAAGGGTCAGCTTGACGATGTTCGCGGCCTTGTTCCGCTCATTGCGTTCTCCGACCAGCTCCACGAGCAGGCCGGTCTCGCGGATCATGTTGACGAGGTCCTGGGCGATGGAATCCCGGTCCTGGCAACGGACCGGGATTCCCCCGGCGTCCAGGGTGATGTCGTCGTCGGTCAGGAGGATGTCGAAATACTTTCCCTCGGCCATGGCTACGTCCCCGCGAAGAGCAGCTCTTCAAGGCTCTGCTTGGTCATGGGCTGCTCGGAGTTGATGGTCACCTGGCCGATGGACCGGGTATTGCTGCTGTTGTTGGACACGGTCTTGGCAATGTGGCTGGTCACCCCTCCGGGGCCGACTGCGGCCCGCCTGGGCGTTTCGAGCGACGGCGACGAGGACGGCGCGCCGGAATCGCCGAAGCCGAAGAATCCGGCCACAGCCCCGATCTTGTCTATGACCCACCCGATGGGCTCGGTGAGCGTCTTGAGGCCCCCCAGCACCACGTCGATGACCTTCATGATGGCCTGGCCCCAGGCGGAGTCCATGAACGCGGCCTTGAGGTCGTCCCACCAGTAAATGGCGGCGGCCACGGCCCCGATGAGGGCGAGGACGGCCAGGGTGATGAGTACGGCAGGGTTGGCGGCCATGGCCGCGTTGACCAGCCACAGAACGCCCTGGAAGGCGAGCATGACGCCTTTGCCGATGACCATCGCAGCCCACAATCCGAGGGAGGCGAGCTTTGAAAGCAGCGCGTGCTTGGTGAACAGGGACAATGCCCACTTCGTGGCGATAATGGACGCTTTGGCCATCCACATGGCGCTCCGGAAGGCGAGCATGACGGTCTTGCCGATGATCCCCTGCTTGGTGAACAGGGACAGCGCCCACTTCGCGGCGGTGATGGTCGGTTTCAGGCTGATCAGCCCCAGGCGGGAGAGTCCGACGACCATGTTCAGGGCACCCATCGCAGCCACAAAACCCAACACGCCCAGGACGACTTTGCCGATGAGCTTGGTGATATTTTCATACTTGCCCATCCAGGCGGTCATTCTCGCGGAGACGTCGGCCATGTAGTTGATGAGCGGGTCAAGCGCGGGGTTCAGCCCCGTTCCGATGGCCATGGTCACGCCCTTGATGCCCTGTCCGATACGCTGTAGCGGGGTGACCATGTGCGCGGCCATCTGTTCGGCCTGCTCCATGCCCTTGACCTTGCCGAGTTCGTTCATGGAGTCGGCCAGGCCGGTGGTGTCCTGCATCAGGAGCTTCAACAGGGAAGCCGCCTCGTCCGATCCGAACGCCTGTTTGAGCAGGTCGGAGTCCTTCAGCTTCGCGGCATCACCGAACTTGCCCTGAATCTTGGCCAGGATGTCCAGCATGGGCAGCATCTTGCCCTCGGAGTCCTCGAAGGACAGGCCGAGCTTATTCTGCGCCTGGCCCACTCCGGCCAGGAACGCCTTGTACTTGGTGCCGGACTCGGACCCGGACATGGTGGACTGGAGCTTGCCGAGGATGGCCATCTGTTCGACCGCGCTTATGCCCGCGACCGTGGCGTTGGCTCCCACCGAGGTGAAGGCCGCCGACATCTCGGAGCCGGTGGTCTTGAACATCTTGACCGCCGTGGCCGTCTGCCCGGTGAGCTGCTCCACCCAGTTCGCCTTGCCCATCTTGTCGGCCTCTTTCTTGAAGATGCCGTACATGGTGCCCATGTAATTGGTGATGGTCCCGGCGTCGGACTTGGTGGCCGTGGCCAGGACGTTGCCCGCGTTGGTGAAGGTGGCCAGGTCGTTGCCCTGGAGACCTCCGATGGCGGACTGGATGTCGTAGGCCGAGCGCACGAAGCCGTCCGCCGCCCGTCCGTACTTGATGGAATATTGCAGGGCCTGGGAGGACAGCCCCTTGAGCACGTCGTCACCCACGTCCAGGGAGGCGACCTCGCCCAGCGCCTGGCGCATTTCCTCCGCCGGGCTGATGAACTTGAGCAGGGAGTATCCCGCGCCGGCCACGCCCGCCGCGCCCATGCCGATCTTGCCGAAGGCCTTCTCGCTGGCGTCGGCCATCCCGCCGATGACCCGCTGCACCTTGCGGATGGGCGCGGACACGCGGTCGAGCAGGTCGATGGAGAAGGTCAGCTTTTCGAGCTTGGAACTCATGCGGCCCCCTGTTGCGGTTTGACAACATCGGGCGATTCGGCGTAGGTGTCGAAACAGGTGCTAGCTACACCTTGATCACAGGCGGCGACCACACCCGGAGTAGTGGTTTTTTCGTGCCCGACGGAGGGGGCGAAATGCTGAGATTTGTTTGCCGGGTTGGGGCCGAATACAAGACCTTTGGGGAATAAGCCCGCCGTACCTGTGACGGTAGCTACAGCCCGGCATCTCGCATTTCGTGAGAGGCCCATAGCTAGAACACAGGAGTCCTTATGTCCCATCCCGTCCGCATGACCCCGGAAGAAGCCCTGAACAGACTGTGGGAGATCGCCCACACCCTGGACGAACTGTCCGACCTGCACTCCATCGCCTTTGAGGGCGACGGGGGCATAGCCTGCGCCCTGCGCCTGCTCTACAAGCAGGCCGAGGACTGCGCCGTGTCCCTGCACCCGGTGGTGATCCCGCCCGCTCCGGCGGAGTGCTCCCGTCAGTAAGCTCATCCCGGTTCCTTTTCTCCAAGCCCCGGCCCGCGCCGGGGCTTTTTCTATCCCTTGAATGCCTTGGCGATGCCGTTGGTCACGGCCACGCTCATCTTTTCCCAATAGTCCGACTCCAGAAACAGCGCCTGCCCGAGCGAATCCTCCGACACCGGGCGGTTCCCGAACCACTTGAAGTGGAGGGCCAGGAACTGCCCGATGGCGTCGGTCCTTATTCGCTCTGCGGCGCTCTCGACTTTCCCACGGTGATGGCCAGGTCGGGGACGAACTCCTGGACCAGGTCACCGACGATCTGAACAGCGGCGCCGGGCAGCTTGAGGAGGTCGCGCAGCGCGGACTTGTCCTCGTCGTCCACGGTGCGCATGAGGAAGTTGGTCGCCGGGGCCACCTTGCTGGTGGGCTGCATCTCGTTGACGAACTTGTTGTAGGCGTCCACATCCACGGTGAAGTGGATCTCGGTGTTGTTGATCTCCAGGACGATGTTCTTCTGCATGGTTGTCTCCTCCATGGGTTATCGTTTGAGCATCTCGAACAGGGAGCGCAGGCCGAGGGTGGCGACGGCCGCCGTGCAGCCCCAGACCATGCGCTCAAGAAATTTGATTTTCACGCCGTGCGCGGCGCATTTTCGGGAGTCGTTGATCTCCTTGACGTCCTTCTGGATGTCCTTCACCCGCTCGTCGATGCGGGCGAGCATGACCTGCATGTCCTCCCGGTCCATTGCGCTCACTTTCTGGCCTCCATGAACCGGGTGAACAGGGGCATGAGGTTCTGGACCGTGCGCTCCCCGAAGAGGAATCCGAGGACCAGCACGTTCATGGCCAGGACAAGCAACCCTTCCGCCGTGTACGCCCCGGTGTCCGTTGTCATGTTGACCTTCCATGCGCTGCTGAAGATGGACCAGTCGGTGAACAGGGTGAAGCAGCCGAAGGCCGGGCGCAGGCAGCCGCGCACGAAGATGATCAGCGGGCCGATGACCGGAATGGTTTTGAGGTCCTTGGCCGTGCCCTCCAGCTCGGCGGCGCGTCTGGTGACTTCCTTGTCCGCTTCAACTGCCAGGGTGAGCAGCGCCTTTTCGCGGGCGTACTCCACCTCGCGCAGCCGGGCGGCAAGGTCCGCCTTCTCCTTGTCGCTCATGGACGGGGGGAAGTATTCCTTGACCGTGTCGGTGATGGACTTGACGATGCCGCCGCCGAGGAAGTCGGTGATCGCGGAGAAGAAGCTCATGCGGATACCTCCGAAGCGTCCCGGATGCGGACGCGGAAGGAGTCGTTGTTGAGCATGGCCAGCATGAAGCTCTTGAAGGTGTTGCCGGAGCTGAGAACCGCCCGCTGCTCTCCGAGCGCGCCGAAGTTGCGCCCCAGGAGGACGCACCCCCTGGTGTCGTCTTCGACGTTCCCGGCATGAAACAGGATGTGGGTGCGACCGGGGACGCCGGTGACCTCGAAGGTGTCGCCGTAGCGGGGCGAGTTGACCCGCCGGGCGATGTACTCGCCCTCCGGGATGCAGGACACGCCTTCGGCGTTGTCGCGGTCCTCCGGTTCGAGGGTCACGCAAAAAGCCTTTCCGTCCAGGAGGCATACCCCGAAGGTCCCGGCGTCCGATTTTTCCACGCGGATGATGTCAACGAAGGTGATCATGCGTCCTCCGACCCGGCCTGGCACCTCACGCAGAGTTCCACGCCGGGGATGGCTTTACGACGGGGTTCCGGGATGACCGCGCCGCATTCGGCGCAGGTCTCCCGGCTGGGCCTGCCGGTGTGTTTCAGGCCAGCGTTGGCGATGGCCGCTTCGCGGGCCACGCGCTCCATGTCGCTGCCGACGTCGCAGAAGTCCGCCACGGCCTAGACCAGGTCCTTGGTTTCGTCTGCGGCCAGGTACGGCACGCCGTTGATGCGAACGAAGTCCGGGCTGGTGACGTCGAAGGGGAGCTTGGAGAGGTGCTTCTCGCCGCCCTTGGAGTCGATGTCGAGCAGGGACTCGATCTTGAGCTTGCAGCCGAACGCCTCGACCTTGATTTCTTCTCCGGACGACCCCTTGGCGTAGAAAACGCAGTCGAAGGGTTCCAGCTCCCGCCACGACCCGGCGGACTTGGCGGCCTCGGAGATGAGCGACAGGCCGGTGGCGTCCACCTCGATCTCGCCGGACGCCTCGACGTCGCCCTCAACGTAACCGTTGGGCACCCCACGGTCCTTGGCCGGGGCGGAGTTGTCGGTGATGGACAGGGACGCCTTCTCCACATGGACGGACAGGTCGCCGATGTTGATGTCGAAATTCTTTCCGCCGATACGACTCATGATGACGCCTCCTATTCAGCGTAGTTGGTCAGGTCCAACAGGATGTTGCAGGTGATGGTCTTGGGGCAGTTGTAGGGCCGCACCACCATGTAGATGGAGACCGAGGTCTTGGAGGGCCAGGAGATGACGATGTCGCCGTCCTTGGGCGGCTCGATCTCGCCGGGGAACTGGATGCCCAGGATGGTGGTGGACTTGCTCATCTCGCGCAGGGGCCGCATGAAGTAGGACTCATGGTAGGCGATGGAGCTGGGGGTGGAATTCAGCTTGCGGTCGCCGATCTTTGCCACGGCCAGGGGGTAGACCTTGCGCATGGCCTTGTGGACCACCCGCAGGTTCTCGATCACCTGATAGTCGCCGCCGG